TGCATTACTTGCTAAAGTGATTGTAGTTGCTGTAATAGATCTAACTTTGTAGAAACAAGTTCTACCGCCCCAATCTGGATCAGTAACTGTAAATACTGTACCTGATGGTAAATCAGCTGTCATATCCCTTGAAGTAGTTACTGTAGCAGAGTTTAATCCAAATGTTAATGTACCTGCAACTGAAGTATATCCAGAACCTGCTACATTAATTGTATCATTGTTGGCAGCTACTATAACTGCTTTAGCTATTGTTTTGTATGGTAATGCAATAGTACCGTCTCCAGTAGTATCATTACCATTTATATTATCTGTATACCATGTTGCCATATTGTAATAATTTGTTTTTAATATTTATATTATATTGATTGTTATTTAAATTTTGTATCAAAGCCTGAAGTAAACCAAACTGATTCACCAGCATTTTCATTATATGAAACATGTTGAGATAAACCTTTTGCTAACCAATTAGTGGTTACACCTGGTTCAGTTACTGTTATATAATTGATTTTTGTTCTAGTATCTGAGGAACCTACTTTAGATGCTGTTAGAGCAACTGTATATGTACCCGCAGTATTATATGATATAGTAGGATTCTGATCTGTGGCTGTAGCTGGTGTGCCTCCAGTGAATGACCAAGACCAATTAGTTGGTGTACCTGTTGAAGTATCTTCAAAATCTACTGATCCATTTACAGTAACAGTAGTTACATTACTTGTAAAGTCTGCTACTACAGGAACAACTGGTGTAGGTGTAGGAGTAGGAGTCGGTGGTGTTGGTGTTGGACCTGGACTTCCAGCAAATGCTAAAGCCATCCACCATGTACCTCCAGTTGGATATGTAATACCATAATAGTTTGCTAATGCAATAGTCCATGAACCGTTTAATGGTTGTGTAATACCAAAATGATTACATAGTGCAACTAACCAACTATCATCAACTGATTCTGTTACACCTAAATACTCACAAAATGCTTGTAAGTATGAACCATTTACAGGTTCTGTTACATTACCACTAGATTGTGTGTATACGTATTGTGCAACTGCACTTGAAATATCGTTATTAATAATAGCCATATATGTTTAAATATAAATTTATTGTTGGGTGTCTCCGTTTCTAGCTTTTAATAGTCTATCTACGACATCGACAACCATTTGAGATCCGATATAAGCTGTTGAAACTATTACCCAATCTCCTGATGTTAAGTTACCTGAAAATAATCCAAATGATCCAACAGCAAATACAACCAGTTTTCTACTGATGTACTTGTTTATTATTTGATCTAGATTCTTTCTCATTTGAAAGGTAAACTTTTAATTTTTTAATGTTAGCTTTAGTGCTCTTAGTAGCAACCGCCACAATCGGGGTTACAGTTTGATCCGCATTCTGCATAAATCCAAAGGTTATTTCTTCTGTTATAGTTTCTTGTATCTGTTTGTAAACCACTAAAATAAGCATTAGTTAAGTTTTTTGGCATACCATTTCCAGTCCATGTTAACCACAATTGGAACATGTTTGGATGTTGGATTAAGAATTCTTTCATTCTTTTGTCATAAAACTGTGCATTTTCCATAGTAGCTTCTCTAAGATACTGTAATTCTTGCAAACTAGTAGGTTGAGTTTCCTCAGAGGTACCATTTAAGATACCTTTTTCTACCATTTTATATTTCAAATTAGGTAACAACAAGTACAATGCATATTGCATTAGAGTTGGACCTACATAATCTTTAAGGAACATCTCTTCATCTGCTGTTAAATCATTTAAATAAACACCTTCTTTAAGTCTATTAAAGAATTTAGTACCAAGAGTATCTTGAATATAAATCTCTTGCGCATTTAATATAGATGGAGTTAGTACATCAATTCGAATATTTTGATCGAGAGATGTCCATTGCTTCATTCTTTGTTCTGATACTAGTAATACACTTTCCATTATGCTTGTGGTTGATTATTTATGTTTTGATCTTCTGGTACATCAGGTAGATTTGTTTCCTGAACCATTTCATCTTTTGGTGTTTCTACAATCTTATTAGGTATAACACATATTTTAACATTCCATCCAGCTAATTTAAGAATATAACCAAATGAAGTTACGATCTTTTTACGTTTAGGTTCAATTACTGTACCTTCAAAGTGTGCATATGCAACTAAGATTTCGTCAGCCACAGAACTAAATCCAGTGCTGTCCTTGATACCTAATAATGCAGGCGATGTAATTCTATGTGCAGTCAAAATACGTGAAGAGATGCGCTCTTCTAGTGACAGGTAGTATGCATCATTAGCTGCTGTAATTGGTGTAACTTCTGGTGCTGTATCTGCATCCGAGAATGATAAAAAGAATCTACCAGCATTTTCTTCACCAGCAAATGTGTCATTAATTTCTTTGTAAACTTCTCTTCTAGCTTCTGGTGTTGGAATACCATTTCTAAATGATATAAACAATGAAGGTGCTAAACCTGAAGTTATGTTATTGATATGGAATCTAGATACTTTTGCATCTAAGTTAATATCATTTAATGCAGCAACATAAGCAGGTAATGGATAATAATCATTACCCGGAGTATAATTGTAATAATAAAATATTTGAGACGCATCATCGCCTTTATTTTCTGTCGGATCAAACGCCTTATATCTTTTTTCAGGATACTTTCTTAAATCAGCCCAATTTGTTGAGTAGTAATATGAATCGATTACATCATCTTCATCCATTTTACCAGATCTAACGTTGTTAAATGGTAAGTGATAAATCTCAGCAATACCAGTTCTTTCTTTATTCCAGATCACATTTAAACTGTATCCCTGATACAATGTGTAATCTAATGATATCTTCTCAAAGATATCATCAATAGTCTCACCCTTAGTGTTAATGTACTCATTACCGATTCTGTCAATACCTTCACCGAAGATACCATCTTTAATTGCTTCAATACATGTGTGATGCATTGCTGAACTATCATAAAGTTCAATTAGTTTATCAGTAAATAAGTTTAATTCACCATAGAAGACATAATCTTTGTTTCTAACTTCTTTGATAAGAGGTAAAGCTGGAGCTGCGAAAGAAGCTGCCATTAATGGATACTTGTCTGCTCTAGTCTTGTTTTCTGTTTCTTTTGCCATGTTTAATGTTTAATATTGTGGTCTATAGTATACTGCAGATTCTCTGTTTTCAGTTACTACTCCTGAGTTATATTCTAATGTATTTATCGAACCTCCTGGCTCGCAGATGATTTTAGCTAAACCTTCTTCAAAGATGTTGGATCCACTAGCAATTGTGTAGTAATAAACTCCATTTTTGTGTTGATCTTGAAAGTCTACACCAAAATCTACGCTTAATTCAGTATATCTAGCATTTTGTGATATTAAAACTGCTGGATATGTTTCTGGTACTTTACCATACTGTGAAGTTAAGATAAATTCAAGATCTCCTGTAATTTCTACATTATTAGAATAAATTAACTCAGTTTGGTCGTTAATATAGATTGTCATAAATTTATGTATGTTTCTATCTATAAATATAAAATCAACTTAAGTTGTAACGATGAAACAGTTTTACGCAACTAACATATAATAAATGTAAGTTTTGCTAGAGGGAAGATTAGGTGGAAAGAATACATAACATATGATACAATACGGTGAACATAAAGTAGACGATATCTTGCCTATTCAAGGTTTAAAAGATATTAGATTTCAAAAATGGTTAAGAGAAATACTCAAATTAAATTGGACTGGTTATGATCTTTGGCTATATGGAGGAATCTTAGAGAATAGAACAACTGCAGATATTGATGGGTGCATCATAGGTGAACCCAATCGACTTAAAATACAATATCTATTAGATAACATAGTTAGAATTAGTTTTGAATTACAGATATGGCCAGATATCCAATACAATATGACTGGTGAAGTCTATGATCCTATTATTGATAAAGAGAAAACTATCACATATGCTTATTATAGAAGGTTTCTAAACTACAAAGGTTTAGAAGTTAATAGAGGTGAATATAAAGATGGTTGGATTCAAAAGACTACAACTTGGCCACAATCAAAAGAATCTAAACAACCTCAACATCCTATCAAATTAATATAAAAAAAGCCTCTAATTTCTTAGAGGCTTTTAAGTTTAATGTTGTTATAGATTATGCTTCTACAATTGTACCAGTTACCTCGTACATAGGAGCTTTTTCCATTCCACCGATTACGATTTCGTATCCATTTCTGTCAGCGTATGCAACACCTGATACTGAAGTACCTGATGTCATAAATGCACCTCTTTCGATTCCGATTGACCAGTATTTACCATTAGCGTCTTTAGCTACAGCAACCATTGAAGTTGCTTCTGCCATTAACAATAATTGGTTACGTTTTTCAGCACTCATTTTATTGAATACCATTGTCAATTGTTGATCGTATGTTACTGTACCATTCTCTTGTGTAGGAGTGATAGTTTCAGTTAAACTTGAAGTTTGTCTTGGAGTTTCGAAAACGAAGAAATCGGCTGCTACTAGTGGAGAACCACCAACGTTAATCGCTGTGATTACACCTGCTGCTTCTGTGATAGATGAAACTGGTCCATTAGCGATAAAGATTTTTTCAATACCACCTTGAGCGTCGTTACAGTCTAACGTGAAACCTGCTGTTAAATTACTACATGCCATGTTGTTCTTTGTTTATTTTTATAATAGACTAGAGACCGAAGCCTCTAGTCATTGTTAATTTAATTATGCTAATCCGTTTGTAGCGAATAGGTTAACTTCACCTACTCCAACTCCAAGTCTCCAAGCAGCTCTGAATTTCATAACATCATTTGCTTGGTCGTAGAAGAATACGAAGTTATCTAATTCATCTTCTAAACCTGTAGCAGCAATGATCATTTTAGAAGGACCTGCGAATACGTAGTTAGATCCAACTAATCCTGAACTCATAACGATTTTACAGTTAGTTCCTGGTAAGATCATGATCTCATTTCCTTCAACTGAAGGGAAGTGATACAAGTTTTGAGCAACTAAAGCTCTAACTAAAGTTCTGTAGTTAACTGGAGAAACAACCATGATTAAGTCATCTCTGTTGATTACAGCTTCGTCGATTGCATCATAGATGTTCAATGCTTGCTCTACTGCGTTAGCAACAGTCCAAGCTGCTGGAGTACCTAACGCGATGTTAGCTCCGTTTGCAACTGTGATGATGTCTTTAAGACCATCAGTAGTTCCAAATCCATTGATCAAGAATCCTTCGTTGTATTTAGCCAATTTGTCAACATAAGATTGAGAAATTACTTCTTCGAAAGGAATGAAGTCGTTACCAGTACCTGCATTCATGAATGCTGATTGGTATACTGATCTTAAGTCCTCTGGACATAATTCAGTTTTTGATTGTAATGATTCGATAGTTACAGGAACTTGAGTGTAAGTTACTTCACCATCTGAAGTCCAACCACAAGATAATGCTGAAACTGGTAAGTCTGCATCAACCAAGTTGATTGTAAATGTACCGCTTGTGAAACCTGTTCTCAAGTCTAAGTACTGCAATAAGTCTGTCTTTAATACAACTTTAGCAACCAAATCCATAGATAATTGGTCAGTATAAGCTGGTAAAGCACTAGTGTTAAATCCGTATGCCATGATTTTTGTTTGTTTTTTTAGTTTTTAAATGATTTGCGCATGTTTGCTAAATGAATTGCTCTAGCATCCGATTTTGCGTTTTTATCTGCTAATACCTCAGCAAATGTGTTTTTGATTTTAGTAGTAGCTGGTTCAGCAGCCATTTTCTCAAATCTTTTTGATAAAGCAACTACTTCTTCTTTAAGTACTGCAATCTCTTCTGTGAAAGGTGCAATCAATTCAGCAATTCCTGCTAATAGATCTTCTGTCACTGGTGCTAATTCGTCTGCAACTTCAGTTGAAACTTCAACTTCTTCCATTGCAACTTCTTCTGCTGGTGCAGCTTCAACTACTTCAGTAATTTCTCCATTTTCACCAACTGTGATGATTTTACCATCAGTGGTTTCATGTTTTCCTGCAGGTGCGAAAGGATCTTCAGATACACCTTCACCAGCTCTTACGAATAAGATTGCTCCTGGTACGAATTCACCTTCAGAGTATACTTCCGTTCCGTCAACTAAAGTTGCTTCTGCGAAATTAAATTGGGCACCCAACATCACTTTCAATTTTCTTATAACATTTGTTACATTCATATTATATTGAGTTTGTTTTGGTTATTGTAAAACAATTTGTCTTACTAGATTAAATATAGATTGTATGCAAACTGACAAAAGCGCAAACTTTCGTATGCGCTCATAGTTGATTCGATAACCAAGTGTTTATTCTTGGTTATCTTTTCCTTTATTAGCAGATCTAATTCTAATTAGATTTAGTATAATACCTGTAACTAATAAAGCTACTGTTAGTATCGCTTGAGCGTTGGCTAAATATGCGCCAATACCTACATAACCTACTAGGTTAGCTGCATGATCTTTCATGTTATCCATTCTTATTTGTCATTCTTTCGATAAATTGGCCAGCGATAGAAAAACCATTTAGCTTTCCTTCTTTAATCTGTTTCCAAGTATCTTCGTTATTAATTTTGTATGAAACATACCAATCTCCTTTAGAAGCTTTAAAACCTAAAGCTGCTGATTTATCCATTTCAGGATCTTCTACGATCCATGATTCGATTAAAGTGTTATCTTCATTAGGATCCATTGAGTGATTGATATCTGTCATATGTTGTTTGTGTTCTCTTAAGAATTTCTCAGATAGTTTCTTTACTGTTTCATCTGTAAAATAAACATGAAATACCTCACCAGTCTTTTCGTCTTTACGAGGTATCATTTGAAATGGTCTCATTGCTGGTCCTGTGATGATTTGTTTGTCATCATCTGCAGCAAATTTAAAATCATTTGATAATCTAGCATTGTTTCTTACATATCCTGTTGGACTAGGTTCTGAGCTGTTGTTAGACTCACCAGCTAATCCAGTTGCAGGTCCTTCAGATATTACTATGTTTCTACCACCTGCTGATCTGAATACTCTAAGTTGTTCCCAGTAATGTTGGCAGTTAACTCCGCCTTTATAATCAAAGACACTGTAGAAATTCGAACCGTTAGGTCCAAATCCAAAGTTAACACCGTCCATTAAACTGATTTCATTACGAGTATAAATCTTTCCTAATGCAAGTAAAGCACGACAGAAGTTTCTTTCTGCTGATGGTCCAACATAACGATAAGAAGCTTCAGGTACTTGTTGTGCTCCTGATGCACTTATTTGTCCTAATACATCTAGAGCATCGATACCTTTTAAGAATTCTGAAATAGTTTCAAAGTTTTCTTTAGCAAGACTTACATAAGTAGTTGTCTTAATATCAAGTACTTCACCTACTTCAGGTTTAGATGCAAATTCTAAAATAGCATTCTGATATGTTTCTAAGTCTACTACTTTTGGTTTTAAACCACCAATCTCATCTGTGTATTTAGGTAAACTATCTACATTGTTTTCAAAACTACCATAACAGATTGCTGCAGCTTCATCTTGATCATATCCTTCTTTAATAAGTTGAGGTATGCATCGACCAACGTAGTCATCTTCAGATTCTCCTGGTATTTTGTTAACAAATTGATGTGCAGCGAATGCGGCCCAATTGATGCCAATCGCCGGACGATCTACTAAACTCATGATTTCTATACCAACGTCTTCGAATTCTACGTCATCGACTTCAACTTGAAGTTCTATAATTTTATTAATTTTGCTCATGTCTTATCTATCTAATTATAACCTAGCAAGGTCTGTTATTTTTCTATCAGCTTCTTGTTGACTTGTCATCTGACTAGAAACTACGTATGCTTGAACTACAGTACCACCAGTTGAACCTTGTTGGTTTCCTAATGTTATCTGATTCTGTACATTTTGACCTTCTGCAGCAGCTCCAATTGCAGCTGTAGGATCATATGATGGTGGTGCTGGTACTGATGGTACTGCTCCTGCGCTTCCACCTCCGCCACCACCTGGTGTTTTAGTACTTAAGATCTTTTTAACGTTCATAATACCTGCAGCCACAGCTACACCCGCAGCAATTGGTGCTAAAACTGGTCCAACGATTGGTACACCAACTACAGAACTATAAGCTGCTGTAGCTGAGGTATACGTATCTATGGTAGCTTGAGCAACAGCGGCAGCTTTACCTACAGCAGAACCTTCACCTACTAAGTCAATAACAGATCCAAGTACTTGACTTGTTGCATTTAATGCATTGTTAATGTCTTCTTTTCGTAGTTTCTTTTTGAAGTCTGCTTCTTCTTTAGCTAACTTTTTAGCTTTATCTGTATAAGATTGATTGATAGAAGCAATTTGATCAGCAGTTGCACCAGCTAGTGTAACTTTCTCAAGATCTGCTTGTCTCTGAATCTCTAATTCTTGTCTAGCTTTTTCAAAAGTATCTTCAATTGCATCTAACTTTTGTTGTTGTAAGATACCATCGATAACTGCTTTGTTTTCAGCAGCTTTAGCTTCTTCAGCTTTTCTCTTCTCTTCTTCAGCTTTCTTCTTTTCTTCTTCTTGTTTAGCAAAGTCATCTTTAATGGCTTGTGCTTTTTGTTGATAGTTTAGATCTAATGCTAATAATAATTCATTACTAGCTTTTTTATCTTCAAGCTCTTGTCTTTTAGTTTGTCTTTCTAATTCTAAAAGAGCTAAAGCTTTAGCTTGTTTATCAGTAATGTTTTCTGCTTGTAATCTTGCAAGTTCTGCAAGTAACTCTTTTTCAAGTGCTAAACGAGCAGCAGCCTCTTCTTTATTCTTTGCAGCTGCAGCATCACCAGCTTTCTTATTTGCATCTCTACCTTGAAGGATATAACCATCACGAGTATTCTTTAATTTAAGTAAACCATCTTCAACTTCTTTTTGAGTTTTATCTGATTCTTCTTTTGCACTCTCAGGATCAAAGATTAAACCAGCAATACCACCACTGAACTTCTCTTCAAAGTTAGTACCTTTTTCAAGTACACCTACTTTAGCAAGACCAGCTGTTAAGGTATCAACTGCTTTTAATAAAATGGTAACAGGAGCCATTAAGAATCTAATAACGTTCTGTGCAATATCAGCATTACGTTTCAATGCAGCTTGTTGAGACTCTGCTTGTTGTTTTTGCATAGTCAATTGAGTCTCCATTGAAGCAATGGTCTCATTTGTTTGCTGTATTTTAAGGTCTCTAATCTCTTTCTCTGACTTACCACTAAGCTTTAATGAGTTCTCAGAGCCTAATGTAGCATCTAAATTAGCTTGATTTGCAGCAACAGTAGCTTTAGTATCTTCTAATAATTGCTTTTGTTCACTAGAAACACCACTAATTGCACCTACAATGTCATCCCAATAGGCAGCAATAAGTCCTAAAGCTACAACAATAGCTCCAATACCTGTTGCAATTAAGGCTTTACCCATTGCATTAGCACCCATTACAGCAGATTTAAACGAAGTAATAGCTGAAGTACCTAATTGTTTGATACCACCACCAACTTCTTTGATCTGTGTACCTAATCCACCGAAGGCTTCATTAAGAATCTCAGTAGAGGCTTCCATATTTTTAGAGGCTTCTTCACTGGATTTACCAACTTGCTTAGCCGCATCACCAACATTGTTGACGGTTTTCTCAGTCTTCTTAGATTGAGTCTCAACTCCTTTTAGTGCTGTCTGTAATTCTTCAACCGAAGAGACACTTTGTTGTATCCCTTCGATTTCGAATATTATTTTAACTTCTTCTGCCATACTTATAAATATAAATTACTTTGACTTTGAACTATTAACATATAGTTGAAGTCGCATGCGGTGCATTACTTGTCCAACTTAGAATTTGTGTTGCACAGAAACTAATTTCAGAATAACCACCAGCAGCAGGTCCATCGTAGTATGCTGACATTCCAAGACCATCACAATCTAAATAATCAACGTAACCTACATCGTAACCACCCATTGTGTATTTAATACATGAATTAAGTGAACAGTATTCTATGTTATGAATACCACCGACTGTATCAATTTGGATTGCAACTACTGGTTGTGTATTAGTTGAATAATCTTGTGCAATACTGTACCATTTATCTTGACCATTATATGGGTTTTGCATTCCTGGATCTGAGTACATAATATAACCTGGTTGTAAATCTTGAGCTAATGAAGCTTGAGCACAATAAATTGGATATTTATGTAATGTTGCACAAATTGGTTCGTATGTTCCAGTTCCTTGTTTTCTATTAGAAATGAATTCACCTTCAGGTAAACCTAAACATGAGTTACAGTTTTCATATGCTGCAATAGGTGATGGGAAGTTACCAGATGTGATAGTTTCTTCAACAATAGACCAACATCCTTTTAAAGAATCTAATGCATACACATCACCTATGTTTAATGGGTAAGTATATTCAATAATCTCTTGATCTAAGGGATTAGAACAATTTTGAACTACATAATATCTCTTAGCAAGAGGTGTTGGTGTTGGTGGCACAGCAGTTGGTGTCGGAGCTGGTGTAGCTGTCGGACCAGGTGTTGGCGTAGGTACCAAAGGATTCTGATAAGACAAGTATTGTGAAGTACTTGAGTTACTTTGAATTGCATATGCACCTCTTAAGATGTAATAATCATTAGCACCTAATGTAAGAGATTGACGATCTTGCCAATTTTCAGTTCCAATACTAGTTGTATTAGCTTGATTATAAACATAAGGACCTTGCCACATAGAACCAAATGCATCAAAGTGATCATCAAACAAACTTTGTTTAACTATAACATAATTATAACTTGCACCAACTAAAGAACTAGGGTTAGTCTGTGTGCTTGGAGATGGATTAGTATTAGTATGTGTTGGATTGTTCCAACTAAATCCTTGTATGTAATCTAAGTTTATGCCTCCATATGCACCAGGATTAATTCCTTCATTTGCGATAGTATCTATAATTGCATCACTTACAGATGTAGTAGTTGTATAATCACCAGTTGATGGATCATATAATGATGAGTTTAAAAAGAAGTTTGGAAATGCATCAGTAATTGCAGAACCAGTAGTATTCACTGGATAATTCTGAGTTCCACTATTAAATAAGTACCAATCTTGATATTCAACTTCTATAGGATTTTGACATACTTCACAGTTAGGATATTCAGCAATAACACTAGCTACTGGAGTTTGAGTACTCGTTGTGATAATAGCATAACAACCACTAAAGTTATTCAATTGATATACATTACCTTGATTTAATGGCAATGGTACTGATGATTCAACGATTATAACTTGACTGCTTAAAGTACCACATGATTTTCCATATGCTCTAGCTTCATAGATATAAGTTGGAGGTGGACATTCTACTTGTACTAAATATGCTGGCGATTCACAACCATTAGCATCTCTAACAAAGTAACTGTAAGCACCACAACACATATTATTACGTGTAAATGTACCAGCAAATCCTTGATCTGACCAGAAGATGGTGAATGGTGCAGTACCAGTTGGTGTTACTACAATTGAACCATCACATAAACCTGGAGTTGCAGCAGTAACCACACTAGTTGCAGTTGGTCCACTCGCTACAGGTACTGTAACAGTTCCGGTGTAAGTTCTACCGATTGCATCAGTTAAGTTAATAGTCCAAGTACCAGAAGCTACATTAGGAATTGTGAATGCATATGGCGGTGGTGAATAGTTATTGTATTGACCTGATTGACCATCTGATAAAGTCCAGTTGATTGGACCAGCACCACCTACACTAACATTAACCGAACCTAATTGTCCAGGACATCCAGTGTTAACACCAGTTACTACAACATTTGTTAAGACTTCATTACTAAATGTAGGCACATAGTCATTTGCAGTTAATAACTGTACTTGTACTTCTGTGTAAGCACCAATCTGTAGATCGATAATCTTTTCAGGTATGTAATAAACACCATTAACAAAGATGGTATCATCAAATGAGAATGTGTTAAGATCTATATTGTTTAACACGAAGTGTGCTGTCACACGACGAGAGAACTTATTGTAAAGTGAATTGATATAACGAGACCAGTAAGTATCATAAAGAGTACGACCATTGCTATTGTAACCAACTACATCATCACCCCAATATTTGACATCATTACTAAATGCCAAGTTAAGACTCTGAGCAGTAATAGGAAACGTTTCATATTGACTTACTAAAGGATATTCATTAAGTGGTGTACCATCTTGTAAGTACCATGATTGTGGTGTAGTTTTTCTACCATTATAGAATAACAATCTAGTCTTAGGTTTAATAGGTAAGTGTTTAGTACCATTATCAGATGTATGTGTGTGTAACTGAGGTATGATCCATGAACTAGTACTAGGTTGCCCTTCTACTTGTGTAAATGGTGTGTTAGCAATTCCAGTTACTTTAACATCACGAGTTCCTTTAAGTAGATCATTACCACTATCAAACTGTAACCAACCCCAATTGTGTTTGTAACTTTGTTGATGGTAAAGATTAATCCAGTCACCATCAGTTGGTTGTGTAAAAGTAATCTGATCACTCTGACTAAAGAATACTGGTTCAACTACAACATCTTTCTCTTCTACAAGTTTATGAGACCAGTCATATAACTGACCACTGTTGATGTATGTTTGCCATGGCTCAACGATGAAGTTCTTTGGATTGTTAGGATCTGGTGATAAAACCAATCTAAACATCAATAAGATGTCTTTGATGAAATCAATTTGTTTATAAGTACACTCTAACAAACTAACAGGGTTAACATTACCAGG